GCATCATTGCTCTGGGTATTGGTGGCCTAGCTTGGTATGTGCTTTGGCTCAAAGGATTAATTGGATGATAAATTTATTAGTACAAGGTCTTCTTGGTGTAGCTGGTGAGGCTGTAACAGGCTTCATCGACACTAAGAAAGCTAAGGCCAAGCAGAAGCTGGTTAAGATACAGGCTGAGACAAGCCTCATAGAAAAACAAATTGCTGGCGAGATAGCTTGGGACGTCACAGCTCAAAAAAATTCAGGAGATAGCTGGAAAGATGAGTACCTTACGATTTTGTTTTCGATACCATTGTTGCTGTGTTTTTTGCCTTTTACGGTGGAATATGTGGAGCGCGGTTTTCAAGCGTTGGCACTCACGCCTGAGTGGTACAAATATACCCTCGGCGTAATTGTGTCAGCTTCTTTTGGCATTAAGGGAGCATCTAAGATGTTTGGCAAAAAATAAGCATGGAACTAGAGATAATAGCAATATTCCTGCAGATACTGACCTTGTTAGCTGTCTGTGCAAACACAGCGATTAACATTGTCTACAGAATGAAAAAATAATGTGGAACATCAATGATCGCACAACAGAAGAGCAAGCAAAAAAAAATCGTATGAAGCAGTTAATAGAACAAATAATTAAACATGAAGGCATGGAGCTAAAGCCATATCGATGCACCTCAGACAAGCTGACAATCGGAGTTGGCAGAAATTTGGAAGACGTAGGTATCAGCGAGCAAGAAGCAATGGTGTTGCTAACAAACGACCTTGCAACAGTCGATGCTCAAATACAAAGTTTGATGCCCTGGTCGATAGAACTAGACATGGTAAGGTACCAAGCGCTGATGAACTTTGTCTTCAACGTAGGCATAGGAACTGCAATGAAGTTCGAAAACGCAATGGCAGCGCTAAAGGCATCAGATTACGACACAGCGGCAGCAGAGTTGCTAGACAGCCGTTGGAGCACCCAAGTTGGCAAGCGAGCCGAAGAGCTGGCAGACCAAATTAAGACGGGTGTGTACCAATAATTTTCAAACGCCATTTTTGTTATTAAGTGCACTGGTCCAATCACGGACCGGTGTATTTTCAAAATGGAGGTTAAGATGAAGCTAAGTGAATTACTCAATGAAGCAGGTATGAAGATATGGAAGGATAAAGAAGGTTGCCAGACTTTTATTGCGCAAGCAAAGCGCTGTATTAGGCTCCTCAATGACCCAGACATAAACAAGATCGACACAAAGATGGTCGATAAATATGTTGAAGAACTAGAAAAGATAGTCACAGTCCGTGGCACAACATTATCAGGTTCTTCTATTAACCATAATATAAGTGTTCTTTGCACTCTTTTAAGATATGCAAAACAACGCGACATGGTTGACAAGTTACCTTATTTTTCACGCAAGGCACCTGCGCCTCACCGTATTAGGTGGTTGCAGCAGGCTGAAGAGCCAAAAGTATTTGCGGCTATAGAAAATGCAGATTACCTCATAGCAAGAAAACACAGGTACGAAATGCTAGCACTGACACGCATCCTAATTGATACAGGTATGCGTAGAGGTGAAGTGTTAGGTCTTACTCAAGAAAACCTAGATGGCCAGTGGGTAAGGCTGTGGAAGACAAAGACAGGCAAGGCACGCTCTGTTCCTCTTACTCCAGAGGCACGCAGGTTGCTGGCACTGCACGTACCGTTTCAAATTAAGTCGCACCAAGTCCACAGGTTTTGGGCAAAGGTGCGCGATGATCTTGGATTGTCAAACGATACACAGTTTGTTCTGCATACTCTTCGGCATACTACTGCAACCCGTATGTTGAAAAAGACAAAGAATATCGCAATGGTGCAAAAGATGCTTGGTCACTCAAACATAACCACAACGTTGCGCTATGCTCATATTGATGACCAGGATTTATTGGATGCCGTCAATATCTAACAACTAAACTCGTGATTTCAGCTGATGGAAATGGCGCGCTCGGGAAGATTCGAACTCCCGACCCCTAGATTCGTAGTCTAGTGCTCTATCCAGCTGCAATCACGAGATTTACCCGAAGTGTTCATTATGGTTTCTTTTTTGTCTTCGGCTAAATCTACGTAACACCGTATGTTTTCGTTAAAGGCAACAGGTAGCAGCATCAAATTCATTACCGTCAGTTGCTAACAGTACGTCTGATGTGACCACAGTGGGTACTAAAGTCACTTGATTGTTTGATGTTAAACGTTAGAACTACTCTTTGTGTTTTTTTTGGTAGCAGCTATGAATGTTGAAAAATTTAGGGCTGTTTCAGATGCTCGCGTAAAGCTGCTGATGCAAGAGCGACTTATATTTGGCGACCTTAACTCTATTGTTATTATTCATGTATTGGCTCAAGAATATTGGGCTAGACAGACGCAACACGCTAAAAACTTTAATTTAATTCTACCTGAAATTTCACATGGGCATCCTACGTACGTCCATGCTACAGGTATTTCTGGCTTAAGTATTTCCGACATAACTGATATTCCAAGAACCACCGTTTCGCGTGTTTTAAGAAAGCTAGAAACACAAGGTTTTGTGGATAACACGCCAGTTGGCTACTACATAAATGCCGACAATGTCAGATTGGCATCCTTAGATATTTACGAAGAATGGTATTTATCTACACTAAACATCATAAAATAATAAGCCGCACTATAGCCCAACAGCCATAGGAGAATGCATGGAAGCTCTTAATGAGTTATCTATGATTTCTGACGGTGAAGCTAGGTGGGACAAGCAAGAAGCACAACTAAGTAAAAACGGTATCTTAGGATCTATAGATACTAAAATTACTAAAGGTGTTCTTCCTCTTGTCGCTGATGCTTTAACTGTCGAGATTGAAGCTACTTCAACACAAAGAGGTGTTAAACCTTTTTGGCTACTCGCACTTCAAAATATAGACATAGATGTTGTCGCCTACATTGGCTTAAACTACTCTTTTATCGGAGTAGGACAGCAAACAGATGTTACAAACATTTGCATAAACATCGGTAAAGCAGTTTGTATCGAGCTATGGTCTAAAGACTTTGAAAATACTAATAAGCAGCTATTTGACCGATTATTTAAGATGGCTGTCAAAAACCACAATAGCCCCAGACACAGGCTTAAAGCAGTGTCAGCAGTCGCGCAACGTGAAGGCTACGGTTTAAACAGATGGTCAGCAGAAGAAAACCTATCGGTTGGGCAAGCTGTACTAAACGGCGTACTACAAGGCTCTAAGCTCTTTGAGCTATTCGAGCTGCCACGTAAAAATGGCAAAACTTTACCAAAACAATTAGGCCTTACAGAACTTGGCTCGAAGATAGTCAATGAGCTTACTGATGCTGTGCGATGGATGTCGCCCATCTTCAAGCCCATGCTACAGAAGCCAAAACAATGGTCTGATTTTAGCACAGGTGCATACCACGATCCAAAGTTGGCTAGTCTAGTCCCTCTGGTCCGTATGGCGCCTCAAGAGCAAAAGCAGCGTATTGATATCAAGTCTAAGTCAGGCCAGATGGAGCGTGTCTACAAAGCTCTTAATTCAATGCAAGAAACACCTCTAGCTATAAATACAGTAGTGCTAGATCAGGTAAAGAAAGCGTGGCAACGAGGAGATGCAATTAAGAAGTTTCCTCGTTCATCAAAGCTACAAGTGCCAGGCAAAGTTAATAACTGGTCAGAGCTGGATGCGTCACAACGTAAAGGTGTTAAGAAACACAAAGAAGCTGTTGTGCTGCGCAACCGTGCTATTGATGCTGATCTTGTAAACTTTGCTTCTGACATTCAGACAGCTGAAGATCTAGCGGAACATCCACGGTTCTACCAACCACATAACCTTGACAAAAGAGGTCGTGTGTATCCAGTGCCAACTTTTAATCACCAACGTTCTGATCACATACGAGCTATGTTTCAGTTTGCTGATGGTAAAGCACTAGGTTCTGAAGGTGCTTATTGGCTTGCCATTGCACTTGCAAACGCAGGTGACTTTGACAAGGTCAGTAAAAAGAGCCTCGATGACCGCATAACATGGGTAAATGAGCATCAGCGTGTTATCTACGCTATTGGTCGCAAACCTGGTTTAACGCGTTCAATTTGGTTCGAAGCAGACAAACCATTTAGCTTCCTTGCTCTATGTGTTGAGTTTGCTGGCTACATGGAACAAGGAGAAGACTTTGTAAGTCATCTGCCTAGTCCATTAGATGGCACTAATTCAGGTGTTCAGCATTATTGCGCCGCACTAAGAGATGCTGAGGGTGGTTCTACAGTTAACTTAGTACCACAAGACAAACCCGCAGATGTCTATCAAATCGTTGCTGATAACGTTCTTGATCAAATTAGAAACGACACTGGCAATGAAGAGTTAGCAAAAATGTGGCTTGATTACGGAGTGTCACGCTCTGTTGTTAAGCGCAATGTAATGACTTTTGCCTACGCATCAGAAAAGTATGGGTTTAAGCAGCAGCAAATGGAAGACCTTATGAAGCCATTGGCAGACGAGGTACTAGAGGGCTTGCTCGATATACATCCCTTCGGCGACGATGGTGGGCATAAAGCTGCCAACTACATGGCAGACAAAGTATGGATAGCAGTAAATCAGATTGTCAACAAAGCGGCAGTCGGAATGAAATTCATACAAAAGTGTGCTAGTTTATTGGCACACGAAACAAAGCCGTTAACATGGGTTACACCAATCGGCTTGCCCGTTGTTCATGCATATAAACAATGGGAAATAAACCGTGTTCGCATATTCTTGTATGACAAGGAAATGACGGTTGCGGATAAAGCTGTAAAAAGCAAAGTCGCGGCAAATGGCAACGATGTCTACAATTGCATCATGTGCAATATCCGCACTAAACCAAAAGGAACTATAGATAAAACTAAGCAGCGTAATGCAGCTGCACCAAATTTTATCCATAGTCTTGATGCGTCTCACTTAATGTTCACAGTGTTAGCTGTAGCAGAAGAAGGTATCACTGATTTCCTTCTAATTCATGACTCATTTGCAACTCACATGGCAGATACAGGCCGTCTCTTCTACTTAGTTAGAGAGCAATTTGTAGCGATGTATGAGCAGCACGACGTCATGCAAGATCTACACGACACAACATTTGAGTCACTCAGTCCAGACGGCAGACTAAATTTAACTTCACCCCCTGACAAAGGCGACCTTGAAATACGAGGTGTTTTGGAGAGCAACTATGCATTTGCGTAAAACTGAATTTAGTTCGTTGGACGATGAGCGTGACCACTACATAGCGGAAGGCGTGGCTCACATTTTAGAGTTAAAGCCTATGCCAGTGCATCTTATGGCAACATTGGATGAGCTTGGCGTAAACATTAATTGGTTATTTTCAGAAGCTGCGCAGCTTATGGAAGCACACGACGAAGCATATCCCAAGGAGGATTAATGTCTAAATCAAAATTTACTAGCCCTAAAGGCACAGCACAGTGGCCTTGGTTGTCAAAACCAGACACACGGTATGATGCAGAAGGTAAGTACAAAACTGATGTACTTGTCACAAAAGACGAAGCCAAGGATTTCATGAGTACGGCCAAAGAGCTGTATGTTGAAGAGTTTGGTGAAAAAGCACTACCAAAAGCAAAATGGCCTTTCATGGTAGACGACGAGACTGGTGGTGTAACTATACGCGCCAAATCCAGTAAAAAGCCTGGCTTATTTGATGCCAAAGGTAACGTCATCACTAAAGATCTGGCAGTAGGCAATGGCAGCGTAATTAAAATAGCTGGCCTTATGCAAACCTATGACGCTGGAGGCAACAAAGGCGTCACAGCATATCTTAACGGTGTTCAAATTATTGATCTTGTCGAGTTTGGCGGATCAGCTGCATTTGACGAGGAAGATGGATATGTATTTACCGCTGAGGAAACTTCAAACGACAATGACGAACCGGACTTTTAGAAATATTAAGTTCGTAAATAGTTATCGCAGCGGATTAGAAGCAAATGTCGCAGAACAATTAAATGAAGCAGGTGTGTCGTTTGAGTACGAGACAACACGTTTGCCGTACAAGCTAGATGCTAAGTACATACCAGACTTCATTATTGGCGACATGATTATTGAGTGCAAAGGGCGCTTTACATCTGAAGACAGACGCAAAATGCGTTTAGTAAAAGAGCAGCACCCAGAACTTGATATTAGATTTGTCTTTTCAAGATCGTCATCAAAGATCAACAAAGGCAGTAAAACCACTTATGCCGATTGGTGTAACAAAAATGGTTTTCCATTCGCTGACAAATTAATTCCAACATCATGGTTAGGACATTAAATGAGCCAGAACGAACTACTTTTAAAACACATGAAGCGCGGCAAGCGTATCACTCGCTTAATTGCTATGTACGAATACAAAGTACAAAACATCACAGCGCGCATCACAGACCTTAGGTCAACTGGTTGGAATGTAAAAACTTCCAAAAAGAGAGATGCTAACAACGCAATGTACGCAGAGTATTACCTAGGTAAGCCTCATCGCGTAGCACAGTCATAATGGCTGACATGGCAGGATTTCCAGTTTCAATACCGGATGTCATTGCCATTATAATCATTATGCTGACGATCATGTTGATCAAACGTTGATAGCAGCCAATTGACCGCACTAGGGCGCCCTTCGGGGCGTCCTTTTTATTTGGAGATTATATGCACACAGCAAATGAACAGTGGAACGAAACTATTTATAAAGTGTTTAACCACTATGATTATGAAGTAGCACCTCGTGACCAGCAGGTTCGAGAAGTTACTCGTGGTTCTTATAAAGTAAATATGAACACACCAATCGTGACAAATAACTCACGGAAACTAAACTACAAATTTATGTTTGGCGAAGCTGCTTGGATACTTAGCGGCAGAAACGATGTGGATACTATTAGTAGCTACATGAAATCTTACGCAAGGTTTAGTGACGATGGCGAAACACTCAATGGTGCTTATGGTCCCAAAATTATGGAACAAATATCATGGGGTGCACAGCAGCTAGCAGACGATACAGACACACGAAGATGCTATATAAATATATGGCGAGAGCGCCCTGGTGTTTCTTTAGATATACCTTGTACTGTCGGTATGCAGTTTTTAATACGTGATGGTAAGCTAAACCTGTTTGTTACAATGCGTTCGCAAGACGTTGTACTTGGTATGCCTTACGACATATTTAGTTTCAGCATGGTTGGCAAAGCTATGCAGCTTCTACTTTATAAAAGCCACAATATTATGGTCGAGCTTGGTGACCTACACGTTACCGCTAACTCACTACACATATATGAAGAACATTTTCATGACGTAGGCAAGTGGGTAACGTGCAAGCAAGATAGGTTTGGCGTTGTTAACTCATTTAATGCAGCGCTAAGCAACGCCTTAGATATTAAAGAACTGATAGCAGCGCTACAGGACTTAACTAAAGAATGGTAATTATCGAAGGCGCTGACGGAACAGGCAAAACCACGTTGGCTAAGGCTATAGTCAAGTGGACAGGCGGACAGTACATACACTGTTCTTACAATTGTGATTGGGACATTGAAGTCTATCACAGACACATCTTGCATTTTGCAGGCAAGCTAGAAGAACAAGCTAAAGTGCCTGTCGTTATAGACAGGTGGGCAATAAGTGAAGATGTTTATGGATCTGCTTATCGCGATGGCCCTAGCTATGACACAGCTAAACTACACGAAGAAGCTGTAAAAGCCTACTCACCAAAACTTATCTACTGCACTAACGATTACATTGTAGCAAATCATAAAAAGCTGAAGTGGGCACGTGCAGAAATGTACGAAGACATTACACCTGCATGCACACAATACGCTGCATCCATGATAAGTGGCAAATACTCGCCATACATCAGGTACGATTTTAATCGCACAGATATCACTAATTTCATCAAGTCACAGTTTAAGGAGTCGATATGAGCATTTCAGCAGATGTTTATGCACTACAGGCAAAATATGGTTTTAATCACGAACCGTTAAGTGCGAACAAATTAAATTTGCGTGTAGATCAAATTGAAGAAGAATTTAATGAAATGGTAAATGCATTTGTGCACAAAGACGCAGAAGAGTTTGTAGATGCTTGCATCGATATTTCTGTTTTTGCACTGGGTACACTTGCATTACTTGGTGTCGATATTGACGAAGCGTGGGCAGAAGTGCACGCAGCAAATATGTCAAAAGTGCGAGGCGTAAAGCCAGGCCGTGAACAATCAAACGGTTGGGACTTAATCAAACCACAAGGCTGGGAGGCACCCGATCATGCAGGAAACACAGGCTTCTTTTCAGACGCATTCTGCTTGCGAGAAGTGCGGCAGTAGCGACGCTAAAGGTATCTACGAAGACGGACATGCTTATTGCTTTGCATGTGAAACGTACTTTGGAGGTGACAATGAAGAATCCAGTAGCGAAGGAAATCCGTTCGCCAAAATACAGGCAACGGATAATAAGGAAGCGCAAGCTCTATACGCGCAAGGAAAAGCACAAGCACTCAAGACCAGAGGCATTACGCAGGAAACCTGCAAGCACTTTGGCTACAGAGTTGGCAAAGGCAAACACCTTGCGCCGTACAGAGTTAATGGACAACTTGTTGCCCTTAAAACACGTGATGCCGACAAGAACTTTAGCGTTGTCGGCGACGGAAAGAAGCTGCCGCTATTTGGCCAGCATCTTCAAAGCAAAGGCAAAAAACTGTTTGTAACAGAGGGAGAGCTAGATGCTCTTTCTTTGTCACAGGCGCTTGGTAACCGCTGGCCAGTAGTGTCTGTACCAAATGGCGCAAAGAGTGCACCAGAGGCTATCAGAAGAGAGCTAGAGTATGTGATGAACTTTGAGACTGTAGTCTTTATGTTTGATCAAGATACGCCAGGCCAAGAAGCAGCAAAAGCATGTGCCGAACTAATAGAGCCAGGCAAAGCTCACGTTGCTATACTACCAGTCAAAGATGCAAATCAAATGCTAGTCGACGGTAAGCTAAAAGAGCTTGTCAAAGCAGCATGGGATGCACCTGTGTATCGACCAGACGGTATTGTTGCAGCTAAAGACTTGTACGAGCTTGTGGCGTCTGAAGATCGCGTTGACTCTACTGCATATCCTTATGACTTCATGAACGAAAAGACAAAGGGTATGCGTAAAGGCGAACTAGTTACAATCACAGCAGGCAGCGGCATGGGCAAATCAGCTTTTGTGCGCGAGCTTGCTCATCATTTAGTGAAAGAAGATGAACGTGTTGGATTACTCTTCCTTGAAGAAAATATCAAAAGAACCCTTACAGGCCTCGTCTCAATTGAGCTCAACAAACCGCTACACATTGATCGTGAAGGTGTTAAGCAAAGTGAAATTCGTAATGCTTTTAATAATGTGTTCGGCAATGGCAATGTGTTTGTCTACGACCATTTTGGCAGCGTTTCCTTGGAGCACATCATTGCAAAGCTACGTTACTTGGCACATGGAGAACAATGCTCTTGGATTATCATTGATCATCTTTCTATTATGGTTAGTGGTCTTGACGTACCAGACGAGAGAAAAGCTATTGACGTAATTATGACGCGTCTACGCACCTTTGTCGAAGAGACAGGTGTAGGCATGCTTTTGGTATCACATTTACGTAGACCTATGGGCGACAAAGGCTTTGAAGAAGGTGCGCAAGTATCTCTAAACAGTCTTCGTGGCTCACACTCTATTGGTCAGCTTTCAGACATGGTTATTGGCCTGGAACGTGACCAACAATCTGACTCAAATGAAACTATTGTTCGCGTTGTAAAAAATAGATTTACAGGCGCAACAGGCAGAGCTGGCAGCCTCATGTATAACGAGGCAACTGGCAGATTGGAGACAATGGATGCGGTTGGTTTTTGATATTGAAGCAAACCACCTACTTGATGAAGTAACAACAATCCACTGTATATGCACTCACAATTATGACACAGGCGAAACACGCAGTTTCAAGCCTGATGAAATAAACGAAGGCTTAGAATACTTACAGCAAGCAGATGAGCTTATCGGCCACAACGTCGCTGGTTACGATGTACCTGTAATTCTAAAGCTACATAGCAATTTCAAAGCACCAAAAGTCACTGACACGTTAGTCATGACACGTCTTATGTTTCCAAACATTAAAGATAAAGACTTCCTTACTAAGCCAACAAACATGCCTACCAAAATGTATGGTAGGCAAGGCTTGGCTGCATGGGGGTTTCGTCTTGGTGAGTATAAAGACAACTACCAAGCAGGCTTTGAAGAGTTCAACGATGAGATGTTGTCGTACTGTGAACAAGACGTTGAAGTAAACGTCAAGCTATACAAATTGTGCATGGATACCAAAACAGACGAAAGGGCTATAACTCTTGAACATGAAATCAATACTGTTACGGTACAAATGGAAAATACTGGTTTTCATTTTAGCGTGGCTAATGCTGCTACGTTATACGGGGAACTAGCGTCCAAGCGTGACCAAATAAAACGCAATATGGAAGAGAACTTCGAAGGCGTAGTCAAAACATACAAAACTAAGCCTTCTATAGTAATCCCATTCAATCCATCTAGCAGACAGCAAATAGCTGCACAGCTGATTAACAAGTACGGCTGGAAACCTTCAGAGTGGACACCAGCTGGTCAGCCTAAGATTGACGAAGATACTTTGTCTAATCTTAAGTACCCAGAAGCACAGCAGCTTGCTGAATACTTCATGTTAGAAAAACGTATTGGCATGATAGCGGAGGGCAATAATGGCTACCTTAAACTCGTGGACAAATCATCTAAACTCCGTGGCAGATATATTACTAACGGAGCAATCACCGGTCGAGCAACTCACTTTAGCCCCAACTTGGCTCAAGTGCCCTCATTGCGGGTGCCTTACGGCAAAGACATACGCGAGCTCTTCACAGTGCCCGATGGGTGGACCATGGTCGGTTGTGACTTGTCAGGAATCGAGCTTAGATGCCTTGCACACTACCTATGCCCTTGGGATGACGGAGCTTACTCCAAACTAATTCTTGAAGCAGATATTCATACTGCTAACCAAGAAGCAGCAGGCTTGCCTGATCGTGACGCAGCAAAGAAGTTTATTTACACGCTCGTCTACGGCGGTGGTGACCAAAAGCTCGGTGAGATTATTGGCAAGGGTAGAGACGCAGGCAGACAGATGAAGAATAAGTTCTTCAGTGCTATGCCAGCTTTTAAACGCCTGAGAACAACTGTAGAAGCAACGCTAGAGTCACGTGGTCATTTAATAGGCCTTGATGGTCGCAAACTATACCCACGCAGCCAGCATAGTGCACTCAATACGCTTCTGCAAAGTGCAGGTGCATTAGTTGCTAAGCAGTGGCTGATCTATGCGTTTGACGATATTAGCAACACTTACAAACACGGTTGGAACGAGCAGTTCGTATTTAGTGGTTGGATCCACGACGAGGTGCAAGTTTCTTGTGTTGAGGAGATATCTGAGGATGTCGGTAATAGACTTAGAAGAGCAGCGGAAAAAGCTGGCGAAAAGTTCAGCTTCAAATGCAGAGTTGACGCCGAATATGGTAGAGGAATTAGCTGGGCAGCAACCCACTGATAACGATGCCGAGGCAGTTGAAGTACTCGCAAAATCGCATTTTGAAGGCTTTACAACTAGAAGTAACTTCGCACGAAAGCATGCAGATGTTGTGGCTATGCTTGGCTGCTGTGGTCTTATAACGACCTCAGTAGCTGGCAACCAATGGACTAACCTTTGGAAAGTCACACCTGAAGGCTTGCAGTTTCTGCGAGATATTATGGAAGAAATATATGAGCAAGAAGAACCATTTACTGATTGATGGTGATGGTGTCGTCTTTACAATTTGCGTTGGCTTAGAGCATGAAGTGCGTTGGGATGAAAACATCCATACAATACACTCTAACCTTGAAGAAGCCATTGATGCTTTTGAGAAATATACAAAGCATATAATGCATGCCCTAGATGGCGGCAAACTAACCTTTGTCTTCAGCAGCAAAACTAACTTTCGCAAAACTGTAGATCCGACATATAAGGGTCACCGCAAGAAAACACGAAAGCCTTTAGCCTACGGTAGCATGCTCGAGTATGTGTGGAAGCACTATGACTCAGTTGAGTGCACAGACCTAGAAGCAGACGACGTTCTAGGTATCATGGCTACCAACGGCAAAAACCCAAACAACATTATCGTGTCTGACGACAAAGACTTATTAACTATACCAACACGAGTGTACCGCCTAGGCGAGCTGCACGACGTAACAGTAGAGCAAGCTGACTACAACTGGTTAAAGCAAACACTTACTGGTGATGTAGCCGATGGCTACAAAGGCTGCCCTGGTATCG